ATTGTAGTTGCTTGTCTTGATTTTGAATCGCTTTTAGGATAAAATATATGTATGTTTTACATATATGAAATAACTAACGCAATAAATGATAAAACTTATATAGGTCAGCATGAAACGAGTAATCTTGCTGATACCTATATGGGTAGTGGTCGTTATCTAAAAAACGCCAAAAAGAAGTATGGAATTGAAAACTTTTCAAAGAAAATAATTGCCATTTGTGAAACACAAGAAAACGCTGATATTTTAGAAAAAGTTTTTATAAAGGTTTACCGTGAAATGGGTAAGGGCGAATATAATATTTGTGATGGTGGTAATGGAGTTTTATGTTCAGGTGAATTTGAAATTCAAAGAAGATTGAAAATAAGTAAAACTTCAAAAGGTCGTATTGTTACTGAAGAAACTAGAAGAAAAATTAGTAAAGGAAATAAAGGAAAAAAACACCCTCATACAGAAGAAACAAAAAAGATTATCGCAAAAGCCTCTAGTGAACATTGGAAAAGAGAAGATTATAAAAAAAGAGTTGGCAAAAAAATATCTGAATCATTAACTGGTAAGAAAAGAAATGAACCTGCTTGGAATAAAAATAAACAGACTGGTTTTCATTGGTATAATAATGGTATTGAAAACATCTTATCAAGAAAATGTCCTAAAGGATTTGTAAAAGGTAGATTGATTTCAGATAAAGAAATTGAAAGATTAAAAATAGTAAATATTGGAAGAACACATATTGTTTCAGAAGAAACAAGAAAAAAGATAAGTGAAACAAATAAAAGAAATCCAAATAGAGCCATGTTTGGTAAAAAACATTCAGAAGAAACAAAAAGAAAAATGTCAGAAAAAGCAAAAAATAAAATCGTTTCAGAAGAAACAAGAAAAAAGATAAGTGATTATATGATGGGTAAGAAAATGGTTGTTGTTGATGGAAAAAGAACTTGGCGATAATTTTTTATAAAAGGTAAATAATTTTTATAAAAAATTCTATAATTAAAGTGTTGGAGGATTAAATGACAAAAGCTGAAACATTGGCTATGGAAAATTCTGAAGATGATTTTCAGAAAGATTTATCAATCAATAAGTATAAACTTGATGAAGAGTGTATTTCCCATGCGTCAAGATATGCTTATTATGCTGAGGCAAGTGCAATTGCTAAAACTAATGTAAGTGAAGCAAAAGATAAACTTGAATTGGTTATTGCTGAAGCAAACATTAGGATAAGAAAAAATCTTACTGATAGTGGGCAGAAATTCACTGAGGCTATGGTTACTTCAATGCTAACTATGGATTCTGAAGTGCAGAAAGCAAAGGCTGAATTGCGTGATGCTGAAACAACACTTGCAAGATTGCAGGTTGCAGTAAACGCAATGGATGCAAGACGTTCAGAACTTGATAATCTTGTTAAGTTATATGTTGCAGGCTATTATTCGGTTGCAGATGGTGCAGGTGTTAAAAAGTCAATTAATGAGAATGTGGCGAGTGATATTCGCAGGAATCTCAGTAAAAAATAAAAGGAGTTCAATATGGTGAACAAGAAGAAAGGTGGATTGTCAAAGCGTTATCAGGCAAGTTTTGAATCAAAAGAAAGCCGTGGCGGTTCAAAGAATGGTGTTATGGATTGGCGAAAAGTTGATGGGGAAGTAAACTTTTTTAAGCCTGCTGATGGTAAAAACAGAATTAACATTATTCCTTATGTTATCAAAACAAAGAATCACCCGCTTGTAAAACGTGGTGAATTTGAAATTGGTGATACTGATTATGTAATGGATGTGTGGGTTCACCGTTCAGTCGGTGTAAGTGAGGCGAATGTTATCTGTTTGAAAGAAACTTATGGCAAGCCTTGTCCGATTTGTGAACAATCAGCACTGCTTGCTAAAGAGGGCAAGGATAAAGAGGCTAAAGACCTGAAGCCTAAAAGACGTGTGTTCTACAATGTTCAGGATATGAAAGAGCCTGATAAACTCAAGGTGTTCGAGGCATCACACAATCTGTTTGAAAAGGAATTGATTGATGAGGCTCGTGATGATGAAGAGGGTGGATTCGTTGATTTTGCCGACCCTGAAAATGGTAAGGAAGTAAAATTCCGTGCAAGTGAAACAAGTTTTGGCAAGATTAAATATATGGAATTTAAATCATTTGGTTTTGAAGACCGTGATGAACCTATTCCTGATGAACTGATTGAATCAGCAATTTCTTTTGATGAAATTATGAATGTTCCAACTTATGAGGAAGTTGAAAAAATTCTTTATGGGCAGGAAGATGATGAAGATTCTGATGAAGATGAAACACCTAAAAAATCATCAAAAAAGGTTGCAGATGATGAAGATGATGAACCTGCTAAAAAATCTAAGCATCGTGAAGAAGATGAAGACGGTGAGGAATATGAAACACCTAAAAAATCATCTAAAAAATCTGATGATGAAGATTCTGATGAAGATGAAACACCTAAAAAGGTTTGTTCAGGAAAGTGCAAATTCGGTCATAAATTCGGTGTTGATGTTGACGGATTTGATGATTGCGATGATTGCGATTGTTGGGATAAATGCACAAAGGCATTTCGTGAAAATCGTTAATTGTTGATTATATCTAAAGACCGTTGCCTTGCGGGGTAACGGTCTTTTTTGTAAGGAGTTATAAATGCACATTAAAGATGTATTAAATAAGTGTGAAGAATGCGGTTTGCACATAAGTAAATCAGGCTTGTATCAGATTGGCTATAAGAAAGGATTCATTAAAAAGGTTGATGGCAGGGTTGATTTTGATAAAGATAAATTCTTTGAATGGGTGGAAAAACATAATGAAAAAGTGCCCGATGGCTATTTAACCTTAAATGAATTACATATTAAATTGGGTAAAAGTTTACCTTATGTTTATTTGCTGATAAAGGATAAAGATTCAGGTGTTATTAAAGTAGGCTCAAAGGGAGTAATGTATGCAGACCCAAAAAGAATTGAAGCAATTATCAAAAAGCGTGAACAAAGTCATAAAGAAAATTGGTAAGGAGCAGAAAATGGAGCAGATTTATTTCAAAAGTGGTTGCCGAGTTCTCGATAAATTGCTTGGTGGAAAGAAGGGTGTGTTGGGTGTTCCCGCAGGAAGATTCATCAACATTGTAGGTGATAAATCAGCAGGCAAAACATTCTTGAGTAATGAGTTTATAGCCTTTTCACATTATCAGTACGGGGATAAGTTCAAATGGGTTTATGATGATTGTGAATCAGGTTATTCATTTGATACAGAATCCCTTTATGGTTTTGAAATTATACCTCAAGAAAAAACAGAAAGAAAACATTCAAAAAACGTTGAAGATGCTTTCTGTAATATTACTAAGTTTAGTCAATCTTTGAAAAAAGGTGAATTTGGTATATATGTTCTCGATTCACTTGATGGTTTAACAAGTAAAGAGCAGGATGATAGGGCAAAGGCAAGATTAAAGGCTTTTGATGATGGTGAGGAACTTGAAAAGGGAACTTATGGAATGGGTAAACAGAAATATTTATCGCAGGAATTTTTTCCTCAATTGTGTGATACAATTGAAAATGATAATGTTCTTGTAATTATAATTTCTCAAATCCGTGAAAAAGTTGATATGTTTTCAGGTTTTGAAAAGTATTCTCGTTCAGGCGGTAAGGCAATGGACTTTTATGCCCATTCTGTTTTATGGCTTGCGACCTGCAAAAAGATTGAAAAGAAAGACACGGCAGTCGGTGTTGTTGTAAAGGCTAAAACAACAAAAAGTAAAACACCTAGACCATATCGTGAATGTTTCTTTTCATTCCTTTATGATTATGGACTTGATAACATTGGTACAAGTATTGATTATCTGTTTGATTTAAGGAGTGCCAAAACGGGTGAATTGGTTAAAAAGTCAGGTGCTATTAAATGGGATGGTAACAATGATTATGATAAAAAGACCCTGAAAGAATTTCTTGTAGAATTTGAATTCTATGATAAATTTCAGGATTCAAGATTTGCTGATATGGATGGTACTGATGCTGAAAATATGTTTGCGTTTATCCAATCTAAAAAAGAATATAAGCAGAAATTCAATGAAAAATTCGGTGATACAATGACCCGTGATGAGTTGATTGCTTATGTTGAAGAAAATAACCTTGAGCAGGAACTTGATGAAAGGGCAGATAAGAAATGGGAAGATTTTGAAGATTCTATTAAAAGCAATAGAAAAAAGAAATTCTATTCATATCAACCTGAATCTAAGGTATAATTGATTAAAAGGCAGGTGCTTTTGTGCCTGCTTTATTTTTATTGACGGAGTTTAATGATGATTAAAAATAAAGTTATAGCGATTGATTTTGATGGTACAATTACAAAAGAAAATCTATATCCAAATGTTGGTGAATTTAGGGAAAATGCTATTGAATGTATTAAAAAGTTGCAATTATACAATAATTGTTTTCTTTTTACTTGCAGGCAGGGTAAAACTTTGGCAAGTGCCTTAAAAGCATTGGAAGAAAAAGGGGTGCAATTATCTATATTTTCACCTTATGATATTGATGTTGCATTTGGAAGAAAACCCATTGCAGATTATTATATTGATGATAGGGCAATGTTTGATAAAGAGCCTGATTGGTACGAAATTGAAAAGTTTTTTATGGGGTAATTTGTGAGTCAAAAAGAAAAAACTAAGTTCAGGACAACAAGTAAGTGGAAGAAGTTTAGGAATTACCTGAAGAAGTTGAGAGTTGTAGATTGCGTGACCCTGAAACCTCTCCGAGCAGGATGGAATTTGCATCATCTTGATTTGAATGAAAAAAATTATACCGATATATCAGATGAAACACATTTTGTCTGCTTGAATAAAAAAACGCATGATACGGTGCATTTTTTATATGTTTACTATGTAAAAGATGAAAAGATTTTGGATAGGTTGAAAGAAATCTTAGATAAAATGAAAGAATTGAATGGTAAATAACTATAATTAAAATAAGCGAGGTTTTAATTATGGAATTATTTGAAGTTGATGATGGATATGATAAGGGAAGATATACACGGAAAATCCCGCATATTCAGTATGAACCTAAAGGTGAAACACCGTCTGTATTTAGTTTATATAATGCTGATAAATACCATAAACTTTGTAAAGAAATAACTGAAAAAAATATTCCCCATAATATTAAAGAGTTTTTAATTTTTTCAGCAACAAGATTTATTGAATTTGATTATGCTCAGATTGCAGAATTCTATTGCCATGCTGATAAAGATGTTCAGGAACTTATGGAAAAATTAGGCTTAGTGATTATTGATTTTGATGATGCAATGGAAAATGGTTTTGTGAAATTACAGAAAAATATTAGAGGGTTGTATGATGAAGCAATTAAGAAATGATTTTTGTATTTTTGTTATTTCACATAATAAGCCTGATAATGATACATATAAACAGTTGCAGTTATGTAATTGTAAATATCCAATTTATATTGTTATTGATGATAAAGACCCTGCATTAAACAGATATATTTCAAAATATGGTGCAGATAAAGTTTTAATTTTTAGTAAATCAGAATATGAAAGAAAGTGTGATATGATGGATAACTTTAATTTTGATAAGGTTATTGTTTATGCTAGAAATGCTTGTTTTGATTTTGCTGATAAACTTGGTTATAAATATTTTCTTGAATTAGATGATGATTATAATGAATTTGCGTTCAGATTTGGAACTGAAAAATGGGTTCACCTGAAGGACAGTTGCATTGACGAGGTGTTCACCGCTTATGTAGATTACTACGAGCAGACACCAATCAGGATGCTCGCATTCATGCAGGGTGGTGATTTTTCAGATATTAGGAATGGTAAAATTGTTAGAAAGGCAATGAATTGTTTATTTTGTTCAACTGATAGAAAGGTTATATTTAATGGCAGAATGAATGAAGATGTAAATACTTACATAAGATTAAATAGTTTAGGCTTGGTTTGTATTTCATTTCCTTTTATTGCAATTCATCAACGGGCAAGTCAAACGGGCAACGGTATGAGTGAAACGTATGATAAATATGGAACTTATGTAAAATCATTTTATTCAGTTATTCAAAATCCTGCTTTTGTAAAAATATCAATTTTGCAATCCCCTAGTTCTTATAGAATTCATCATAATATAAATCATAAATATTCAGATGCTAAAATAATCAGTTCAAAATATAAGAAAAATTAAAATAATTTATAAAAACTACTTGACTTTTTATATAAATTGATTTAATATAATAAATGTAAGGAGTTAAGTATGAAAACACTGAATGAAATTAAACAGATTTATGAGAAGATGGTTGAAGAAAAGGTTGAAAAGGATGGACTTTCAATCGGTCATTCAAGATGGGATGTGAAAGATGAAGTTCTTTGTGATTTGGTTATAGAAGAATTTGGTGGTGAATTGCCTAAAGACAAGGAAGTTAAAAAGTGGTTTGAGAATGAATGCCATATTGTAAGCATTCACTTAAATACAGAATGTTTTTAATAAGTAAATCTTGCAGGGTGTTAAAAGCACCCTGCTTAAAATAAGGAGTTGAATATGAGTGATGAAACATTTTTTGATTTAATTCTTGATTGTGATAGTGAATCGCAATTTGAGTTGGTTTGTTCTTCAATTTTTGAAGACAAAGATTATTTTTATACACTTGGTAACTAATAAGGAGTTGTATATGGCACATGGACTTATGGATTGTGATTGGATGATTTCTGTAAAGGAAAGACCGTGGCATGGAATTGGAACTGTTGTTGAAGATGCTCCAACTTCAGATGAAGCAATTAAGATGGCAAAACTTGATTGGAAAGTAAAGCAGTATCAGGTTAAGGCAAATGGCATTGTACTGCCCGGCTATTATGCTAATATCCGTACAGATGCCAATATCCCGCTTGGTGTTGTAAAAGAGCGTTACAAGATTGTGCAGAATAATGAGGCATTTGATTTTGTTGATGATATTGTAAAATCAGATGAAGTTGAATGCCGATATGAAACCGCAGGCAGTTTGTGGAATGGAAAAAGAATTTTCCTGCTTGTAAAATTGCCAAATCAAAACCTACTTGGCGATGATGTTGAAAATTACCTCTTCTTCACCAATAGCCATGATGGAACTTCTAGCCTTATGGCAGGAATTACAAATGTTAGGGTTGTATGCAATAACACCCTGCAACTTGCAATGAAAGAGGCAAAGCGTGTTTGGCGATGCAGGCATACTTTGAACATTAAAGATAAGCAGATGCAGGCTAAAGAATCACTTGGTTTTGCAGTAAAGTATCTTGATGATATGGGTAAGGTTGCTGAAGAACTTGTTGCAAAAAAGATTGATGAAGAAAGATTTTTCAGGGAGTTGTTTGCAACTAAAAAACTTGCAACAATGAATGAAAAGAACCGTGAAGAAGTTGTAACAAGAATGCACCTGATTTACAATGAAAAAGATGATTTGCAGAACTTTAAGGGTACTGCATGGGGTATGTATAATGCTATTGCTGATTACTGCTCAAATACAGTGCCATTAAGGCAGACAAAAACTTATGCTGAAAATAAATTGGCAGATTTCTTTGATGGTAATGTAATGTTACAGACCGCTCAGGATTTGTTAATGGTTGCATAAAATCAGGCAGGAAAGGAGGGGGGGGATTAAAGAGGTGCTTTTACGTACCTCTTTTTTATTTCAATTTCTATAATTAAAGTAAGGAGTAAATTATGAATGAATTTATACTTGAAAGAATTAAATTTAGAATGAATAAAAGGTTGGAAAAATTCTATAAACCGATAGCGTTGTTACTTGGTGAAGATGTGGATTATTATGTTGCGGGAAATAGTTGTAATTCATCAGTTCCAAATGATTATGATATTTATCCCATTGAGGATAAGTTTGATTTTGATGAGATTAAAACCTACGCTGAGAAGATGAAAATGCCAATAGTTTCTGAAACAAAGAATGCGTTGACAATTCTTATTAACGAAATGCCTATACAATTTTGCAGTTATATAAAATCTAGTTTATCTGATTTGATTGAATCTTTTGATTTTGCACACATACAGATTGGAATATGTGTTCATAATGAGTGGGATGGTGAATATGAATCTTCTGAAATAAAAGAGATAAAAGCAACTTGTGCTTGGGAAGAATCTCACTTGTTGAATACTACTTGGTATACACATTCAGAATATCCTTTATCAAGTTTGCTGAGATGTGTAAAATATGCTCAGCGTGGTGATTTTGTAGGGAAGTCATGGAAGGTATCTATGATGGATATTGTAAGTGATATTGTTGAGCGTGGGTTTTATGATTATGGTGATTTCAAAGACCAAATTTCAGCAATTGATTTAGCCTTGTTAGATGAACATGAATCCAATTCAGCAGGTAAGTTATTTGAAACTTTTCAAGCACGAGGTTTAGTGAGTGATACATTTATTTGATTTAAAAGGAGTTAAATTATGTACGATTTTATAAAACTTTTCAAAGATTACAAGATTGATTATACAACAAAAAGTAATAGGGGGTGGGTGTAAATGTTGAATGCGTGTACTGTACTTCTTCTAGCCATTCAAAGCATTTGGGATTTAATCTTGCTGATGGGCATTGTACTTGTTGGAAGTGCGGAGGGCATCAGGCGACATCTACATTGGCGAGGTTGCTCGCTATTCCGAGTGGGGAAGTTGCTGATGTTCTTGCTCAGTATGAAACTAGAAATGTTGCGGTTGCCCGATTAAATAAACGAATTCCATTGGCAAAGCACCTGCAATTACCAACTGATACATTTACACCCGTTGAAAGGGAATATTTAAGAAAAAGGGATTTTTCACCTAGATATTTACATGAAAAATATGGAGTTGTTGGTGGTGGGGTTTCAGGTGATTGGAAGTATAGAATTATCATTCCGCTTATAATCAATGGCAAAATCGTATCTTGGACTGGCAGAACTATTTTAAGTAAGAAAAAGGCTGATGAATTGAAAATTCCTAGATATAAGAATTTAAGCATTGAAGAAAGTTGCGTTAATCCTAAAACAAGTTTATTTAATCTTGATAACTGTAATAAAAGCAGTGTTATTCTTACTGAAGGTGCTTTTGATGTTTTCAAACTCGGTGATAATTCCATGTGTTGTTTTGGGTCTGCATTAATTGAAGAACAAATTGCAGTAATTGCAGATAGGTTTGAAAAGGTTTTTATCTTATTTGATAATGAACCTGATGCACAAAAAAAGGCAAAGAAATATGGTTTACAGATTGCCTCAATGGGTGTTGAAGTTGAAGTTGTAAATGCTTATGAAGATTTTAATAAAAATGATGGTGGTGAATTAACACCTGATGAAGTTGAAATAATTAAAAAGGAGTTAGGGATATGAGATTTATTGATGTTCAGAAGAAACAATGGGAAAGTGATACAAAAGATAAAGATGATTTTGAAAAACTTGCTTATTATTGTAACACAAAAACACTTTCTTATTTTGGTGTTGAATTTCAGATGGTTTATTCAGCATTAAATTGTAGGATAAAAAGATGTATGAAGAAATTGGGTATGAAAAAATCTGATTGGCATACTTGGGATTATTATAAGATTTTGAATGATAATACAGATATGTTTGAAAATAAAGGAGCAAAGAAATGGTGGAATTAAGGAAAGGTGATTGTTTGGGCAGAAAGGCAATAAACCTATGAACAATCATTCCTTTGCTGATGTGCTTGATTGTAATGGTACGGGGAACGAATTTCACCCAACACAAAAACCTATTGATTTACTGAAGATATTTATTCAGAATTCTTCAGATGAAAATGGGGTGGTGCTTGATACTTTTATGGGTAGTGGCAGTACGGGGGTTGCCTGCAAACAATTAAACAGAAATTTTATTGGATTTGAAATAAATGATGAATATTTTAGGATTGCACAAGAAAGAATTGAAAAAGGTATTGCAACAAAAAGCACTGAAAATGCAGTAAATACTTCACCTTTATTCATATAAAATATGCCCTGAATCGCTTGAGGATTGCTTGTATTGCGTTGTTTTGGGTTAGGTTGATAAAAATATCAACTGAGCCTGAAATAGCGTTATTTTGGGGTATTTTCCTATAATTAAAGTGTATGAGTAGTAAAAGAATAACAGTACAATCTAGTGAACAAAATGAATTCATAAAAACACTTCAGAAAATGGCTTATGAGCATAATATGTATGATGTGTTTTGTGATTTTTTAACATTATCCTGCTATGCCTTTGCCAATGTTTCACATTTTAATCAGGAAAGGGAAAATAAATATCTTTCAATAATCGGTAAATACAAGAAAGATGTGCAGGAGCAATTTCCAAAATTATTGGCTTTGGTGACTGAGGGGTTCGAGCGAGGGTTCAGGGATTTTCTTGGTGAGGTCTACATGGCTTGTGATTTTGGGAGTGATAGCATGGGTCAATTTTTTACTCCATATTCAGTATGTCAAGTTTGTGCAGAAACAAGTTTACCTGATGAATTAGATAAAAATAAAATATATAAGGTTGCTGAGCCTGCTTGCGGTGGTGGTGCAATGATAATTGCTCTTGCTGAATCAATGTATAAAAGGGATATAAATTACCAACAAAATTTATATGTGGAAATGATAGACCTATCTTGGAATGCAGTGTGTATGTCTATGATACAGATGAGTTTATTGGGAATTCCTGCAACAATAATTCATGGTAATAGTATTAGTTTAGAAGTTTTTGATGTGTTTGAAACACCTATGGTTGCAGTAAATCTGATAAAAGAAAGACTTGCTATTCAGGAGCAGGAAAAATTAGTTAGTGTAGAAGTTGAACCTGAAAAGGTTGAAACTGAAATAAAATTAAATATGCCATTGTTTGATATGTGAGGAAATAAAATGGCTGGTGTTTGTGGTGATAACAGATTTGAAATTATTGCAAAAGTAAAAGAGCGTTTACTTAAAGCAACAAATATTAAAATGCATCCTGAAGAATTGGCTCAAGTGGATAATATTTTATTCAGATTGTGGCAATTAAATTATTTTAATCAGTGTAATGGTAGGGAAAACAAAATAAAATTAATTAAAACTAAAAAGAAATTAGATGAGGCAACGGAAATTATCTATCGTCTTATGGATATTATTAATCATGACTTAAAGTGTTTTGATACAATGGCTGGTTTGGATGTAAAGCAAAAAGCAATGGAATTTTTGAAGGAGCAGGAATAAATGGGTGAATTTCTTAATTTAACAGATGCTTTTTATGAAGGTGTTGGGGAATACGGTGTGCCTGAATTGGCAAGGGTTGAAAGCATTGATATTAAAAAGTGGAAAACTTTTAATTATGCAATGAATACAAAATTGCCTCCAAAAACGGGCATAACATTTTTTATTTGGGACCAGCAATTTGAAAGGGTGTGGAATTATCCTAACAGATATGTGGAAGTATTAAAGAAATTCGATGCAGTTCTTCAGCCTGATTTTTCAACTTATATTGATTTTCCAAAGGCGGTGCAGGTATTTAATCATTATCGGAATCAATGGGTTGCAAGATATTGGCAGGAACACGGATTAACTGTTATTCCAACAATTGAATGGGGAACAAAAGAAAGTTATGAGTGGTGCTTTGATGGAGTGCCTGAAGACAGTGTTGTTGCCGTGAGCAATGTAGGCTGTATGAACAAGAAAGAGCATCGGCAGTTGTTCATGGATGGGTGGAATGAAATGTTGGTTAGACTTCAGCCTAGAAAAATCCTGCTATTTGCACAAAAATTAGATGATTATAAAGGCAATTGGGAGCATATTCCTTATGACTTCAGTATTACAAGTGATGATGAAGAATTTAAGCCTTCAGCAAGTGGAATGCCTTTATTTGATGATTTGCCGATATTTTAAGGGGGAGGGTAAAAGAAAATGAATGAAGAAATGGAAATGTATGATATTATGCCAATTGCAGAAATACAAACACCAAAAGAGCAATGTAATCAGATAGGCAAAAGAAATGCAAAGAAAGCAATAAAAAGTCTGATTTATGATTGTGACTGTTATGGAATTGAATTGAAATGTGCTTTGGATGTTTTTAGAAAAGAACTTTCTAAAATGTATAACAAGTATGATGGAGATTAAATAAAGGGGGTAAGACAATATGATTGATTTAATATTTGGTGATGCCTTGGAATTGATGAAACAAATTCCTGATAATTCAATTGATTGTGTTATAACCGACCCGCCTTATGAAATAACTCCGCATGGTGGCGGTAGAAGTGGACTTGCAGATAGGTCTTCAAAAATAAGGGATGAAATAGAATTCATTGCTAATGGTTTTGATTATGAAAGAACTTTTAATGAATTTATCAGGATTTGCAAGATACCTAATTTTATAATCTTTTGTTCAAATTTACAGTTGGGAAAAACTATAAACTTTTTTGAAAATAAAGGATTAAAGGTTGATTGCTTGGTGTGGAGTAAACTGAATCCTGCTCCATTATGTAATGGTAAGTATATTTCTGATTTGGAATATATCGTATATATACATGATAAAGGCAGTTATTTTAATAATGATGCTCCATTGGATTTTAAGAAGAAAACTAAAAGATATGGGGT